CACCATCTCTTGACGATCATATGGGCTCGGCATCGTCGTCCTCCTCGTCTTCTGGCGGGTCCACTTCTCCCAGACCGCCGCAATATTCGCACAAAACGGTTTCGATCACCGGCTCCCCGATGTCTCGGGTTGATGACTGCATCAGGAAGCTAGTTTCCTCCAGAGTGCCCTCCCCATGGCACTCTGGGCACGCCAGCCGCTTCGGGTCCGTCCAGATCCACTCGTCCATCATGTGGCGCACTCCGCGGCGCAGGCGGCGTATCCGGCCGCATCCACATAGTTATCGACGTGCTGCGGATTTGATTTGGCGCGAGCCGCCTTCAGTAGCATCATCATCGTCCCTACGTCATGGGGCAGCACCTCGACGCCAAGGTGCACGCTCCAATAAATGGCGATGGTCTTGAAGTTATCTTCCATGTCGCCATGGTCGGCGGCGCGATCTTTTGTGACGTATTCCTTGGCCGTGTCCAAAACTTCGGCGCGGGTTATTTTAGCCATTGGTTATCTCCCAGTGTGTTGGCCGCGCCTTCGGGCGCATTGGTTCGTCGGAATGGGTGGCCACTGTGCAGGCGACTAGCAGCCCGCACAGTGTAGTCCAGATGACGAGGATCGCCCAGTCTTGCTTCGTTGGCATCATGTTATGCTCTCCTTTGTTTCTGTTTATAATGTTAAACTAATGTTAACATCTACACATTACAAGCACTAAATGTTCACATTGTGCAAAAAATGTTATAGGGTCGCCAAGTGACATATTTTGGAGGATCACATGCTCGACGACGACACAAAGGAATTGGTGCGCAATCTCAACAATCCGCACCGCGTAGTGAACATCATGGCGCTGTTCAAATTTTGCGAGAAGGCGGCCACGATCATCCAAGATCAAGCGGCCGAGCTGCACCGCGCAGCCGCAGACGCAATTGAGGCGCAGCCCGCGAAGACTGCGCCCAAAAAGTCTGCTAAGAAGTAGCGTTTAGCGGGGGCCGGTCAGCATCTCATATGGGGATGGCAGGCCGGCTGACTGCGCTGACATACCCGCGCCCAGCAGTCCGCTGGTGATATTAGCCCTTGTCGCTTCCCCAGTCTCTCTGGCTGCCTGTATGCCCGGAGCTGCGCGCTCCATAGCTTGAGCCTGACGCATCAAATCGTCTGGCGTCATACGGCGGGACAGGATTGGCGCTAACTGCTCTTGAGCCGCCCGGATGCGATCCGCTTGACCGCCCCCAGAAAGCAACATATCAGACGCCATTGCCGTAGGCGCGCCCAGCAGACCTTGCTGACCAATGCGCTCACCCACCGTCGGAGTGATTAACTCCTCAAAGCGCTTCTGCACCGCCTGACGTATTGCCGTCTTAGAGTTTTGAGCCACAGAGGCTGCCATAATCATCGCGTCGCTGGCTTCCCGGATCTTGTTGGACATCTTCTCAAAGCCGACATCACCCAAAACCATCTGCATTTTTGTAGCCACGGCTCGAGTATTCATCGCCTTGAGCTGCGCCAGCGCCTCAACCACTTCGGCGTCGGTGCGCTTGGACGGGTTGACCTTCGCGTTTGCCGCAATCTCATCTAGGCGGTTCCTCAAAGCCGTTCTAACTTGCTTCAGCTCAGTCGGGCCCATGACGTCCAAGGCGATCTGCACCTCTTCGCGCGTCACAGACGGGCTTAGTAAGTCGGTGCCAAGGTCTGCCGCAATCTTCTGGTCGATGGCATCCTTGCCCGCTGCGCGCGCCGCTCCATAATCTGGGCTGACTTCGTCAAGCGCGTTGCGCATCTGAATGGCCAGCGCAGTCTTGGAGCGGTAGCCCTCGATGTCGCCAGACCGCTTGAGCTCTTGGGCGCGGCTGTGCAGCCGGCGCGTGACGTAGTCCAGCGTCTCAACTGTCGGCGTCCGCATGGCAATGTAGCTTCCGTCGACGTCGTATGTTATCTCTACGCCGTTTGCGTTTTTCAGTATTTTATTCGCCTGCTCTTCGCTAACGCGCGTCGGCACCATGTAGTCGAATTTTCCGCCTGCCTCACGCATCAGCGTGGTAGCTCCGGTCAAGTCATCAGGAGAGACGCGGGTGTATAGATCCAAGACAGTGTCAGACGCCTCTTCTCCGGGAATGACTTGCGAGGAGTATGCGCTCCCGTACAACTCACGCCGCGCCTTGGCGGTGTCCGTCATAATGTCAGCCTTCTGGCCAATTTTTCCGGCAGTCACAGGCCCAAGCACGTCATCAAGTGTGGTTGACAAGTCGCGCGACGCGGCCAGAGATGTCTCATTGAGGTTTGAGCGTACCACTGCCGCACCCTTGCCCGGAGTATTCGCCACGACGTCAAGCAGGTTTGACATATTAGGGCCAAGCGTTGCTATGTTTCCATAAGGCGTGTTGGCCGCGGCGGCGGCGCCTACGCCGTCAGCCTCCACGGCGTCTTTTATCAACTTCCTTGCGTCGCCCTTAGCGCCGATCTTGTTAATGTCTGCCCGAAACGGCATCTCAGCTCTAAGGCGGCTCACGCCTCCGATGATTGACCCGACAACAGGCGCCACCGCGCCAAAAATTCCTCCAAATTGGGCGCCAGTTTGTGCCTGCTCTGCGGCTGCCGGCAATCCACCCTCACCGTAGCCCGCAACAGCGCCTTCAGCGCCACCGATGCCTGCGCCATATCCAACAGCTTGAGCGGCACGTCCAATGCGCGTTGGGGCGTTGATTAAGCGGTCGGCGCCAGAAGCCAAGCCGGTGGACGCACCAGTCGCGAGGCGGCCGGTAGTGGTCAAAGCGGGAAGCTCTGCCTCCTGCGAGCCTATAGCTGCGCGGATGGTTTCTTCGCTGATGGGTGGGTTTCCAGTAAACTGGCTGCCGAACTCGCTGGCCTTAGCCATCGCTGGTTCAACATAACCGCGAGCAAACGGAAGACCTTTGCCAAACATGCTGGCAAGCGCTGTGTAACCTTCACCGACGACATCGCGGGACATTTCACCTCCCACAACTTTTTTGAAATCTCCGCCCTCGCGCATGATGCTGGTTATGGTTCCCTGATCCGCGGACACATATGCTCCCTCTGGGTTCACATAATTCATCTGCCGCGTCTTGCGGTTCTGAGTGATGTATCCGCCGTCTGGGTACTGCTTCAGCAGCGTGGAGCCTTCGGGGATCGTCGGAGCCTCTTGAGCGGGAGCAAGCCCGATCCTTTCTGAAAACTCGCCGAAGTCCATGTCAGAGTAAAACTTGCCGTGGAGCGCCCGCGCAAGATCCTCGTCGCTCACTTCATTGTACTGAGGGTATTTATTGCGGATTTCTTGTATGGAAGCCATGCTTGTACCCTATTATAAAATGTTCAACGGATCTGAGCCGCCGCCTTGCGTGCCCTGACCCGGAGTGTAAATCATCTCGTCTGGGATGCTTTCGCCCTGCATCCTGCGTGAGAATATATCAATGTAGAAGCGGAGCTCCTTGAGCGAGTTGACATAATCGCCGTAGCTTTGCATCTGACCGAGGCGAGCCATCGCCTGCTCGGCTTTCATGCCTTCCAGCTCGGTGATCTGACCGCCGCCTTTCAGCTTCTCAAACGCCTGCAAGAAAACGTCGCCGCGGATTTGCTTTATCATCTCATTAACTCGGGCCACATTGGGATCGAGGCCAACAGTGGACGCAAACCCCCTGACAATGCCCTCAAAGCCCAGCGCGTCTTCCAAGTTTGGATCATTCATCAACGCGTCGATACGAGCCATGAGGGCCGCCTTACCAGCAATTTCAGTCTTTTCAGTTTTCTGCCTGTCCAGATCCTCGATCATTAGCTTGGCCGTCGGGCCGTCAATCAATCCCTGCGCGGCCGCGGCTAAAATGGCTTGGCGTCGTGCTTCAGTGTCTGATCCTCCAGCTCCAAAACCTAATCCACCCAGAAGCTGTTGTCGCTGTTGTACCGCCTTCGCCTTGCGCCCCATGTCCATCTGGTCGTTGATCGCCTTGAGCGTGCTATTAAAGGCGCTGCTCTCCTTACCCTGCAATGCAAATCCGGCGTCTTTGATCGCGCCGAATGCCAGCATCATACGCTGCTGACGGTTGAGGTTGGAGTATTGGTCATTTTCCTCTTTGGG